AATAGATCAAATGACGGCGCTTATTCGCTCTTTTCGTGATCTGCCGACCAATGTCGTTATGACAGCCAAAATGGACCGGGTAAACGACGATCATGCCAATACCCTGCTATTCATGCCCTCGATGCCTGGCGCACGCCTGGCGCAATCGTTGGCTTATTTCTTTGATGAAGTTTTTTGTCTCCGCTTAACTAAAAACGCCGACGGTGTTATTGAGCGGTCCCTGCAAACTTCACGCGACATTCAGTATGAGGCCAAAGACCGCTCCGGCAAATTGGACCCCTACGAATACCCCACCCTGGCAAACATTGCCACAAAAATCCGTAACTAAAAAAGGTATAAAAAATGCAATTTAATTTTGATGCAACAGGAATCGACACGTCTGACGATCGTGGTTTTGAGCCATTACCCCAGGGTAAATATAACGCCATGATTATTGAATCGACCGTGAAAGATACCAAAGCCGGCACCGGCCAATATTTAGAACTTGTTTGCCAGGTATTAGACGGCGCGCACGTTAATCGCAAAGTTTGGCACCGTCTTAATATCGTCAACCCCAACCCCGTGGCTGAAAATATTGGCCGCAAAGATTTGGCGGTATTAATGATTAATTTAGGTTTACCACCACAAATGGTCGACACCCAGGAATTGCACGGAAAACCCTTTGTCATGGGTTTAAAGATTAGCCAGCGAGACGGATACGAGCCATCCAATGATGTGTCATTTACCGCCCCTGCCGCTAACCAGCCCACGGCTGCGCCAATGGTTGGCCGACCCACTCCACCACCAACCGCGACTGTTGCCGCGCCACCCTGGGGATAATGTAATGGCGACCATACCACAACCGTATAACAGCACTATCGAAGCGATTTACCGAAAGTTTGAAACCAGCCATGTTGAATCAAGCCGCGCGCATCTTGGCGCAAGTATGATCGGGCGCGAGTGCAACCGGGCGCTGTGGTATGGGTTTCGCTGGGCCACCGTGCCCAACTTCCCTGGGCGCGTGCTGCGCTTATTTAAGCGCGGCCACGATGAGGAAGATTATTTTATCCGTGATCTTATGGCTATAGGTGTCCAGGTGTGGGCGGTTAACCAGGAGGGAAAACAATTTGGCTGCACGTTTCACGGTGGCCACTTTGCTGGCTCATGCGACGGCGTGGCCAAAGGTCTGCCCGAATCACCCAACAAAGCCCATTTACTGGAATTTAAAACCCATAACCATAAATCGTTTGCGCTGCTCAAAAAGCAAGGCGTGCGCGAATCTAAACCCGAACATTACGCCCAAATGCAAGTGTATATGCACGGCCTTGGGCTTGAGCGCGCAATGTATATGGCAGTCAGTAAAGACACCGACGAACTGTATACCGAAAGATTTGAATACAACCAGGAGGATGCTTTGGCGCTGGTCGAAAAGGCCAGGACCATTATTGCAACCGACGAACCACCGCCTGGCATAAGCACCAGGAAAGACTTTTTCAAGTGTAAATTCTGCGACCACCAAGACGTTTGCCACCGTGACGAATTGCCCCAGGTGAATTGCCGGACGTGTATTCATGCCCATGTTGATATTGACCAGGGCGGGTGGCGCTGCCTTTTCCATGACAAAAAAATAACAACCGACGATCAGCGCGCCGGGTGCGAAAAGCACTTATACAACCATCACCTGGTTCCCCATCAAATGGTGGATATGGATGCCCCTGGTAACAGCGTTAAATATAGAAAAGTCGATGGGGTCGAGTTTTATAACGGCCAGAAAACCGCTCCTGGTTATTACACCAGCGCCGAAATAAAAGCCGCACCGGCATTATTGGGCGACCCTGGAGCCGATAGTTTACGCGCCACATTTGGTGGCGTCTTTGTGGATGGCGACGAATGATGGGTTTTAAACGATGGACCGAAAAAGAAGATCAATTTTTGCGCTTTAATTATGTGCGTTATACGAACGAAATATTAGCCAATAAAATGGAGCGATCTTCTGGCGCAATAAAGGACCGGGCTGGACGGTTGGGAATTAATAAAACTGGGTCCAGAAAACGATGGACCAAAACCGAACATAACTACCTGGCAAAAAATCGAGAAGTTTTGCCCTTTTCTGTGATTGCCAAAAAACTGGGCCGCTCTAGGGCGGCGGTTGCTAATCGTTGTACGTTATTTTTTAACGACCCGCCAGAATTCGACATTGATTTTGATGATCTAAACAAGGCGCATTTCAACCCATTTTTAACGGGAAAAATAGGACCAAAAATAAATGTTAAACAATAAAATAAAAAATGCTCCCCGTTTCCCCTGGAGTGACCAAGACACACAATTTCTTTTGAATAATTACCATTTAAAGACCGTAAGAGATATTGGTTTGATAATTAATAAACCCTCACAAGCGGTCGTATTTAAATGCCGGCGATTAGGCATTAGTAATGTCCCGTTGCAAAGAGCTTTGCGGGAAGGGAAATTTGAAAAGGCTTTGGAAATTTACAATAAAACAGGACGCTTTTGTCATTTCTTAACCACACGATTTGGCCACGAAAAGCCTGGTTATCAATCCCGGCATTTTGGTATTTAATATGCAATTACGCGATTATCAAAAGGATTCAATTGACGCGCTGTATTCTTATTTTGAAGAGAACGCGACCGGGCACCCTATCCTGGTGCTTCCAACGGCTGCCGGTAAATCGGTAATCGCTGGCGAATTTATACGGGGATTAATTCAGCAATGGCCAGGGCAAAGAGTGCTTTTGCTAACCCATGTAAAAGAATTGATTTCACAAAATTACGAGAAATTAATGACGCTTTGGCCTGACGCCCCGGCGGGTATTTATTCTGCCGGGTTAAACCGACGCGATACGGACCACGATATTATTTTTGCGGGTATTCAATCGGTCCACAAACGAGCCACTGAAATTGGCCACATTGATTTAATTATTATTGACGAATGCCACCTTGTGCCAAAAAAAGGTATGGGAATGTATTTGCGATTTTTGAAAACCATGGGCGTGATTAATTCTAAAATCCGCGTCGTTGGATTAACTGCAACACCCTACCGGCTTAACTCTGGTTCACTCATTGATGGTGACGACCGATTATTTACTGACGTGGCTTTTGATGTTGATGTAATGCAATTGGTTAACGACGGTTATTTATCGCCCCTGGTGCCAAAGGCCATGGATAACGAATTCGACCTGTCAGAAATTAACACCAGGGCGGGTGACTATAAAACCGATCAACTGCACGCGCTCACCGATAATGACGCCCTAGCAAGAATGGTATTGGTTGAGATTCTAGCCTATGGCCGCCAGCGTAAATCCTGGCTGATCTTTTGTACCGGCGTAAATCATGCCGAAAAGATGGCCGAAATTATAGCAGAGCATGGCATTACCACGGCGACAATTACCGGGGCCACGCCCACCGACGAGCGCGATTATATCCTGGAGCGATTTAAAGCCGGGCACATTCAATGCCTGACCAACTGCGACGTGCTAACGACCGGCTTTGACGCGCCAGCAATTGATATGTTGGTCTTTTTGCGCCCCACTCAAAGCCAGGGGTTATATGTGCAAATGTGCGGCCGTGGGATGCGCCTGGCTGAAAGTAAAAACGATTGCCTGGTCCTAGACTTTGGCGGTAACACTCAACGCCATGGGCCAATAAACGCGCTGAATCCACAAGGCGAACAAAAGGCAAAGGGAAGTAAGGCAACACCACCGTCTAGGACGTGCCCAGTTTGTAAAACCATTATGGCCGCCTCTTGCACTAAATGCCCCGAATGTGGCCACCGCTTCCCACGCGATATAACCCATGACCAAACCGCTAGCACGGCCGCCCTTTTGGTGGATTTGGCTTTGCCTATTCCTATAAAACACGAATGGCATAACGTCAATAATGTGGCTATTTCTAGGCATAAAAAACTTGGCAAACCCGATTCGGTCCGGGTGACTTATTGCACCAGCGGGGGCGACTTTTCGACCTGGGTTTGCCCAGCTCATGGTGGGTATGCGGCTGACAAAGCGCGCGAGTGGATAACTGCCCATTTTCCGACATTGCAGGACCATACCACCGACGCGA